TTCCGGAAACCTGTGCATATCCGTAAACCTGTGCATTTCCAAAGACCAGTGCATTTTCGTAGACCTCTGCATTTTCGTAGACCCATGCATTTTCGTAAACATGTGCATTTCCGTAGACCTGTGCATTTTCGTAGACCCTTGCATTTTCGTAGACCCATGCATTTCCGTAAACCTGTGCATTTTCGTAGACCCTTGCATTTTCGTAGACCCATGCATTTCCATCATGTGATAAATTGTCCTCTGATTGGATATACCCGCCTGTCTCATTTTTAATTACATTACCAAAACTTCTAACCGCTTTAATACGGTATAGCTTGATTCCGTTTACTGTTATGCTATCATATTTTAATAATTTGTATTTTTTCATACTCACATCCTACCCTTGCATGGGGTCTCCTTTAAGTTATCTTTCAAACATTGAACACAACATTCATAATCTTTAATTTCAACATTATAATATTGACAATAATAATTATCTTCGTTTTCTTTATAGCAAAAATTATCACATTCATCTGCACATAAATATACCTTATCCATATACTCACCTCCTCCAAAACAGTAAAAATGAATACCATTTCTTTTTAAATATTTTTTTATAATTCCAATCATTCCTAAACTTATCAATATCATTACAATTAGGATAAATATCTTCTCTATATTCCATAATTCACCTCCTATTTATCTTTATAATATTCACTTATGCATTTATGACAACAAAATATCAAATCACCAATTTCCGTCCAACCGTTTGATGGGTGTCCACCAAAATAATTACCATCCTCATATTCTTTGGTTGTTTTGCATTTATCACATTCTAATCTAATTATAGTTGTTTTCATACTCACCTCCTATGTAATATAAAATGGTACGGGCAAGGATTCCCCACTCTTGCAACCCATCTAATCTACATCTATTGTATAGGCTTAAAAGATGCACTCAACCGAATAGCCTACCTATTCACCGTACCATAGACCGAGTTTGTCCGATCCCTTTTTATTATATAATACTGGTTTCAAAAGTCAAGAAATTTTTGCTTTTTCTATAATACGCCGATATTCTCTCAGTTCATCGCTCGTCAATTTGCCGAGATCAAGTTCCGGTGCATGATGGACTGTTCCTGTATGCTCAATTTTTTCTGCAAATAATCTAAAATATTTTCCGAGCAATTCAAATGCCTTTGACCTATCCATGAAATGAACAGATACGCCATTCTGTACGTCCTGAATTTTGGTTATCAAATATCGTTGATCTTTTGTTAATTCCTTCAAATCTCTGATTTTTATTTTCCCGTCAGATATATCTACAACGTCTGATATATCCCATCTGATCATCATTTTTAACCTGCTGATTATTTCCTCTGGAACTAAATCAACATTGTTAAACCGTTCTTTCAATAGAGATTGTACCAATTTTGATACGACCTCTTTTTTTAATAACCTCGATGCATTCGCACTTAAACAGGGATCATCTTCCTTTTTTCCGTATGCAATCGCATAGGCTCTGTTCCTGTCAAATTTCAAATCCCTCACATATTCACGTGCAAAAACTTCCCATTCATGTTTTATCTGTATTTCTTTCATAATTAAAACTCCGTAATTTTGCAACCAATTTACCAAAACATTTTTTACATACAGAAGATGTAAAACTTCCTATCATTATATTATATATTTCGCTATGTCTCATATTATCAGCAGGCAACCCATCACTATTTCTCATTTGATAATTTCGCGCATTATTACACTCGTTACATGTTTGACATTCATTACATATTTCTATTTTCATTTTCAACCTCAATAAAAATATGGAATGTCCTCAAACATTCCCCATTCGTAAAAACACCTTATTTTACCCTTGTACTGATTTTACGAATTTATATAATCTTTTATTTTCTCTTCACCATTTTCATTGAACTTGATTATGGGTTTACTGATCTGATCTATTCTATCGTAATCATAATCTTCAACTAAATAATTTTCTTTCATTAATTTTTTTATTGTGTACCGAGTTATTTTATACTCTTTTTCTATCTGATTCAACGTTTTCATTCGTAATCACCTTTAATTACAGTATTCCAATATATTTCCTTGTAATAAAAAATCAACCACATTTTGTAATTTTTCCTTAAATCACCTCCGAATAATCCTATAACAGGCATGAAAACTGAAACGACTGTAAATGCTAATATAGCTGGTATTCTCAATATAAAATTTTTCATTTATTCACCTCTCTAATTTGTTTATTTATAGATTCTTTGACATTCTGATTCTTAACCAGCGGTAAATTACGGTTTAATATATAAAGATGTTCTTCTAAATGTTCGTATGTTTTAAACCCTTTTATTTGTGCTACTCGTTTTTTTATTAGTTTCTGTGAATTGTTCTTATTTTCGTCAAGTCCTTTATGACAATCGTCACACCCGCCGACAATATTATCATCAATATACCGCAACTTAGGAAATGCGCCTTTGCCGAATATATGAACTGGCATTATGTATGTTTCGTCTGGGTATTCGGTACCGCAGATTTCACATTCTCGACCACATTTGATATGAATATATTTTGCTAATAGGTTGTCGTATGCCATCAAAAATTCTCCAAAATATCAATCATCTTTTCTGCTACATTCTCACCGTATGGGTGTTTCCATTTTCTCTTGAACTTGAAATCAACCCATTTTGTCTCTTCTGGGTTTTGTAATACTGTCGCACCCAGTTCAACTGTCTCTGGTCTATCCGTTGTTTTTCGCACTACTACACACTTTTTACCGAGTATGGCACACTCTTCTTGCAAACCTCCACTATCTGTAATGACCATTTCTGCATTATATATCAAGTTCAACATTTTAATATAATCCGTGCATGGTTCAACTAACATCATGTTTTTTGGTGGGTATGCTCTTATATCGTATTTGATCCGTGTCATTGTGTAATGATGTTTAATCAACATGACTGGTTTTTCAAGTTTACCTAACATATTAAAAAAATTTGAAAATACTAAAAAATTATCAACATTCTCTTTTCGATGAAACGTAGCAAGATAATATTTATCATAACACATTTTCTGCTTTTTGACCTGACCTCTGAACATTGAGACTATATCAGATATTGTATTTCCTGTTATATACACGTTATCTGTTATACCCTCTTTTTTTAGGTTTTCTTTTTGTAATTTGGTAGGTACAAACTTTATATCAGCCTCACGATCAATCATTATTCTGTTTTTTTCTTCATGCATTCGACGATCACGACTTCGCAACCCAGACTCTCTATGCACCGTGACAATTCCCATATCCTTTGATGCGAATGCACCAACCAGGCCAGTATCAGTATCACCAGCCACAAAACAGAAATCGGGCATTTCTTTTTGAAGACAATCCTTAACGAATTCATAAGTCTCAAATAAGTCAAATTCTTTGTCATATTTGTACTTCGGCTCTGGCACTTGCAGACTCTTAAAAAAATCACCGCTCATATTATCTGAATAATGTTGACCAGTATATATAATGACAAGTTCATGACCTCGTTTTTGTATTTCATTTATTATCGGATATGATTTGATTATGTCGGGACGTGTCCCTATTACCATTGATATTTTCATTTGTCTTTCCTTTTATAAATTCCTATTAATAATTTATCGTTTTTATAGAATACTTTACTATAAACCCGCTCCCAATTTTTATCTGTTACCATACTATTTAATTCGTCTTCGCTAATCGGTTTCTGATAACCATATTGACGTTTGCATTTTTCCGTTGCTGAAAACTCAATATTCTCTTTGGTTGCATTCGGAACGATTATCGCAACATATTTATTACTCATTTTTTTGTGTATATCGACAATCTCTCTTAATTTATCACCTTTGAAATGCTCAATCAAACCGCTACTCATAACCAAATCTGCCGTATAGTCTTTTGTATGAACAAAAATATCGGCATACTTAATATCAAAATAATATCCATTATCAATGAAGTATTCACGAATATAATTACACGCCGACTGTGAACTGTCAATCATTGTACTGTAAACTTCTTTTTTATCTCTAATCAATTTTGACATTTGACCCGTTCCAGCACCGATTTCACATGTTGACTCTATATTATCTACATTGTCAAGTATAATGTCCCTTGCCATGAAGTTGAACTCATGTTCTTTTTTACCTGATTGATACTTGTAATTCCACATATTATTCATCTTCCTTAATTATTTTTTCTAATTCATTATAAAAACCTGTTGCGTCACCTTCATAATTTTTGACATGAAGTCCATTAAGACTTAAATATTCAATCATATATCCGATTAACATATGTTTTGAAAATCTCACACGATTCTTACAACAACCACATTTCATATACAATAAGTCTCTCATTTTCCCGTCAAAAGATTTTCCGTCTGCATATCCTTTTTCAATCATCCACTCATAAAATTTTCTCATGTCTATATCCTACACTTTTTAAAAATAAAGTCGAGTCTTTTTTTCCATGTATGCTCGTTCATAAATCTTTCATATGCACGCTCAACAAATTTTTTACGCTCCGATTCATGTTTTAAAAAATATTCACATTTTATTCGTAAATCTTCGGGTGTCGTGAATCCAGCCACTTCGCATGTATAATCATAATACAGAGCCATTTCTTCAAACTGATCACATAACATCATTGCTCCTTTACTTGCTGGGATTTCAAAACTTTTCGTCTTCACATTGAAAAACCCACTTCCAGACACATTAAAATCAATCGCTATTTTTGCTGATTTTATCGCTTCAAAATATTCTTGACCTCTCAAAACTCGATGTTGATTGCCATAAACATCTTTTGACCATTTACCATACACCCTGACATCAAGACCCTTTAAAGCGTTCAGATATTTATATCTATATTTTTTTTGACCGTCACCCCCGGCAAACATTATGTCACATTTAAATTCATCTTTTTGTTCGATGTTTTCTGTAAACTTTTCATCTGTTGCAAACCCACAAACAAAAACATCGCGGAATCCATTATTATTATATAACGTAACCGCTTCAAAAGAATTCGTGAACCAGTAATCAAACTCTGGTACGTGTTTACACGCTTCGTCGACTTTGTCGGGATCATCAGGGAATAACTGTATAAATTTACAATTACCGTGGTTGATGTCTTTCGGAATCCAGCCCTTGACTGACAATACTATATCAGGTTTGAATTGATTATATACACCTCTAAAACTCTCAACATGACATTTAACATGTTCAACCTGAAATCGTGCATCTCGTTTTAATGTGTTCAATAGTCCTGTTCTATAATTGTTCGCTGGATATGCACCCAGATTGCTATATAGTAATATTTTTCTTTTAATCATTTACACCACCCTTTCAATTTCTTTGATAATTGAATAATCTCCAAATCCGACAACTGATACCCTATGGGATTTTTCTTGTTCAATTCACTTAACCAATAGAAATATCGTTTCATACCTTTTTTCGGGAGTTCTTTTGGCGTGTCAAGACTGTTCATTTTTAGCCCCTCTCAAAATTAAAAAATATTCACATTTATTATTAGTTGGTTTAAAGAAACAATATGACTGTCGATGTTCGTTCGGCTTAGCCATAAATCGGTAACAGTTTTTTCTTAATACACAACTCTTATTATTACACATTGTAATATCAGGCATTATTTAAAAACTCCTATTAATTGTTTTTCATCACAAAATGTAGACCAATGCAAAATCTCGTAACCCCTGCACAATTCACGCCAATGTTCTTTTGGCATTAACCGTTCATCGCCCCGGCTTTGATGTCCGAATTTATCCAACGGCACGGAAAATGCAACCACGTCGGCAAGCAGTTTCTGTATTCTGAATGATTCTTTGATTTCTATATCTTCAAAATGTTCTAATAATCCCTGACTGAATACAGTATCATATAATCCACCATATCTATCCAAATCTAATTTGAATAAATCAGAATGAAAAAAATGTATAAAATTTCCACCTACCAACTTACTCAATTTCTCTGCATTTTCAACAACCTTTTTATCCTGATCAATCGCATCACATTCATAACCATGTTGGGATAAATATATTGACATCTGACCCGAACCAGTACCGACCTCTAAAACCCGACCTCTATCAGGTGTAAATCTCATTACACGATTGCAAAACCCCTTGACCGCTTGAACGTGTCTATTGTAATCATCAACCGTCCATTCATTATAATATTCATTCCATTCTTTTAGTTTACCCATTTTATATCCTTGTACGGATGATCATGCATTAATATAGGATGATTACCGTCAAATTTTTTAAATGTTATATTATCACGTTTTACAAATTCGCCGTTCACTTGCCATGGAAATTTTTTGATGTTCTGATAACTTTCGACCTGTCTTATTTTTAATCTCACCCGTTCAATTGATCTGACATATGAATAATGATATCTTATAATGCCCGGAACGGTTGTTTTATTTGTCAACAATTTACATATTTTTTCGTTTTTATGTTTGATTGTATTTGGCCCGGCATAATACATACCATCATATATCGGCCACAATCTCATGTTTTGTGTTTCGTAATAATGATAAAAATCGTTCACAAAATTATAACCAGTGATCTGAAATGATGTTGTTTCATTCTCTAAAAACTTCCGCATTCTCAACAAATCAATATCTTTGTATACTTCGTCGTCATCAACCAGAAACAACCAGTCAAAACCCTCTGTATATTTAAATATTATATTTCTCTGCTCTGTCTGGCTAAAACCTTTATTCTGCACGAATATTATTTTCTTTGCATAGTCTTCATAATTTTTGACGATGTTCAACGTGTCGTCGTCTGATTGACTCGGTTTAATTTTCGGACTGAACGCACCGTCGATTATGACTATTCTGTCAACATGTTCATAAATCGATTTGAGTACATACCACAGATATTCAGCAGAGTTTAATGTGTTGATTTGTGCGATTATTTTCATTTAATTTTATTCTCTTTTAAATAGTCAACCATTTCTTGTGCATTGCAATCCCAATCTAAATTTTTAGAACACTTTTTTTCCACTTCCTCTTGTGTTAGCATATCATTTAGGTATGGTCGTCCAAATTTTGCCAATCTCTCCTTAAAGTCTGGTTCATCATCAAAACCCCAATCAAACTCTGCTTCAAATGCATCGCACCCACTACAAGAGCCATAATAACCATGAACCCATCCAACGACGTTTTTATATTTAACTTTTGCCAACCAATCACCTTGATAAGATCCAAACATCTCATACAACAGAACTTCTGCACCAGCTTCTTTTAATGCGTCTTCATAATCCATTTTTTCACCTCGTTTGGAACCCCGGGGTTCCATTTTTATTTATTATACTCATTACGAATGAAAAGTCAAGCATTATTTTATTAATAACTTGTTTATTTGTGCTATTATTTTCATATCATTCCACGCAAAGCCATTACTGACGCACATAACCACCCTGCAAGCATGCTAAATTTACAAGGTTTTACAAAACAACCAACAATAAAATTAAATAAATACAGAGTCAATAATACAAAATCCATTTCTCACCTCGTTTGGAACCCCAGGGTTCCATTTTTATTTATTATACTCATTTAACAAACCCCCGAAAATCCTTGTCAACATTTTTTACTATGTTTTTCCATTCGTATTTTGAACGCCATTTTTTACAACCGTCTTTTTTTGATTTGTAAAGTTCGTTGTCTTTTAGCATATTTGCAATTGTCGTAATCCACATATTAACATCAAGATTATTTAAAACCATACCTCTTGACACGTTAACCAATTCAGGAAAAACACACTCATTCTTGACTATACACGGCGTCAAGTACATTTGAGATTGAACGGTTATTATGCTGCCTGTTTCACTCCGGTTTGTCAATGGATAAACCAACAAAGTCCCATCATGCATGAATTGTGCGAGTTCCTGTTGATTCAATACACCATGATGAAACATTCCGTCTTTCAGTTTATCACCATCATACAAACATGAATAATCTTTTTTATCCTGTCCATTTGCTTCGTTCGGTGTCCTGTCATAAATCGAATGACCGCCAGCAACATGCAACTCAACTTTCGGTATTTGTTTTTTAACCTCTGGAAATATTTCTTTTGCCAACACTTTCAAACCCCTTGTCGGATTTGAAGCCCATATTATACGGTTCTTTTTTTTGCGTCCTTTGACTGTCAATTTTTCTGTACCGTTCGGAATGACATATTTTTGATGTGCCGGTATTTTTTTTGCTAAATCGCTATGCCATTGACTAACGAAAATCACCTTGTCAATCGCTCCAATTTTCAACCATTCCAGTAGTTTCCCCGGATGTTCTGCCATGGGTGTGTTATGTAGATGATAATAAACCTGTTTTATATTATATCTTTTCCGTACAATCGGAATTTCTCTTTGACCGACATATACATCAACTTGAGATTTACTCAAAAAGTCTTTTAAATATTTTCTATGAACGACTTTAACACCGTCAACCATTTCACCTTGAGGGTCTTCATTAGGGCAATTCTGAAACGAATAGACACGGTGTCCGAGTTTTGCCAGTTCTTTACATAACTTGATTGATACATACCACGCACCGCCGAGTTTGTCGGATTCATAACCCATGAACTTATTACGTTTGTTATCTATACTGAATACTATTTTCATACTTTAACCACCTTAATGAATAATTTTTATATGATTTTTCCCATTTTTAAAATACCAATTTGCTGAACCGACTACATTGATTTCATCTGATGGAATCCCATACTTTGTTATAAACAGAGGCTTATCGTCATGTTCAAACTCTGTTGGCATACCACATAAAGTATTATGAATATCATTATCGTCTCCAAATTGAAGATGAATATAATTTTGTATTAAATGAGTGTTAACATTGAATCTATAAACATCAAAAATCATATTGTCAGTAAAATATAAATTTTTCTTACATAATTTTTTATAATTATTCAAACGATTCTCATTTTTTATCATGTTTGCTATTTTATTTCTCGGAGTGATATACGTCTTACAAAAAATCATATCTTTTATAAATTTATCATTTTTATTATTACTTACCCATCCATATAAAATCTTATTATTATTTTTTTTAATAATTTTATCTTCATGAAAGACTTTTAAATGATGCTCTAATAAAACTTTTGATGGTTTTAGTCCATGCCTCAATATAGATTCCCTACAAAAACGAGGTGCTACATGTACTATCTCTATCATACTTTAACCACCTTGACTTCTTTCTTAACCTTGAATATCGGCTTTAACTCAAACCCTACAATATCACCAGTCCAGTCTTTGTCTTTTCCTAATTTTTCAAGTTCAACCTGAAAAGCCTTTTTATCCACATATATTTCAGACTTATTCTTACACCCATAACCATAAGCCATATATAATTTTTGTTTCTTATTAAATTCATCACTTCCATATAAGACTACTGGTTTTGTTTCATCGAAACTAAAATCACCAAACCCTGCGGAATGAAATGTTAATGATACTGGCTGTTCTATTAAACCACCTTTTGCAAATTGTTTTTTCTTTTTCATTTGTTTACCTCGATTTTTATTTTTTTTCTTCCGTCAATATCGCCAATCTCAACTGCACCATATTCACTGAATGCTTTTTTGGGATCTCCGTATGCGTAAATATGTTCATCACATGGCCAGTTATTAATCGGGATAGAAATGTAAATTGCTTTATTACATATTTTCAATGCATTTTCAATTACATCATTAGGTTTCCTGAAATGTTCCAAAACCTCAATCATCAATATATAATCATAATTGCCTTTAACTTTATAGGCATCATTAACATGAAAATTCACATTAGGAACAGGAAATTTCTCACGTGCAATTTTAATTCCGTGGTCCGAGAAATCAATTCCTTCCATATGTCCCTTTGGAAATAACTGGTGCAAAAATCCTATGCCGGCACCCTTGCCACATCCAACATCCAATAGAGTAAATGATTCATTTTTCGGTAGAATATCACGTAAAAAATAATATCCCTTCTCTCCCCATTTTCCGCCGGTTGATTTGTGCTGATATTTGTTGTTCCAATAATCAATTGTATTTATTTGTTTCATTTTTCAAATCCCCAAAAAAATTGAAAATTTAGTATTATTATTCCTACCGTCCAATTGTATTTAAATATATTTAACTGAAAGTCAAAAATATCAATATTCAATATATTAATACAAATTTCCACATGCTTTATTGTTGTATCATATAAATCAACTAAAAATAGCAACCTGTATAACGTCCAATAATTTAGATAGTTTTTCCAAAAATTATAAAATTCAAAACCCATTATCTACCTCTCATATATTTTTTTAACAGCTCATCTGAAATTGGATGTTTTAAATCAACCTCGACAACATAACGACCGTCTTTCAACCTCGACGGATCCTGATACATAAACGCATCATATACATCTGAATGACTACCAAGATCCCTTTTTTCATAATATTTCAAAATGGTTTTTCTTATGTAATTAGTATACAAATACGAATAATGAAATATATGATCTTCTGCTGTGATAGTATTGGCACTGTTCGGGCCGACCGGATTACCTGTTTTAATGTCAACAAAAACATTAAACGTTTTTTGATGCCTGTAATTTTTATTCCATTTCCAAACTCTCGTTTGTTTGTCGTTAAAATTTGCGCCTTTAATTACATGATTAATGTCACCCCAAAAATGATACGACGGGTAATTAATCATTATCTTATTCGGTTGCTCTGATAATTTCAATATTTCGCCCATTAATCCTGAAAGATTATAAAATTCATCAACATCCTGTTTTATATAATATTCGCAATCAGTATTCTCTGCAATCAGATTTTGCATTTCCATTTTACTGTTCCAGCAATCGTCTTGATCTGAACTGGTAAATAATTTTATTTTTTTATTTTTTCGATCATAATCGTTTATAAAATCACGTGCAACCTGCAAAGTCCTGTCGGTAGATGTACATGATCCTATCAATGGACGTAATTCATTAACAGCACCCTCAACAATAATAATCTGATCTGCAACATCATATATATGTTTTAAATTATCGTATATAAACTGCTCTCCGTTACAAACAATCATCCCAAAAGTATAACGATTTTTTCCATGTAATATCGATATAGTTTTTTTCTCCTGTATTTTTTCTCGACCGATTAATTCAAAAAAATCTTTTTGCACTCTGTCATGATCTGCAATTTTCAAAGCGTGATCTTTTGCTTCCTGAATAAATTTTGTTTTTTCAGGACTGTCTTTAATCCATTTTCTTGTTGCCTTAACAACATCATCAATATTATTTCTATCACAATAAACTATATGATTTTCATAAATATGTTTCAATATCGGCAGTTCATAAGATATACAAATCTTTTCACAAAGCATAGCTTCCATCGCCGGAATCCCGAATCCCTCAAAATTAGTCAACCAAAACATCAAATCACATTTTTTTAATATTCTGAATTTTTCATAATCATCAACTTTAGAATGATATTCAATCGAAACATGCCCTTGAGCCTGATTTTTCATTTCCTGAACTAAACTATTCGCGCCACCGCTAATCACATGAATAATCCAGTTATATTTTTTTATCTGATTTAACGCCTTTACAATATGCATTTGTCTTTTGAATGTGACAGCACGTCCAATATATATAACATGTTTTGTTTTTGGATCCGAATTTGCTTCCTGTTCAACACTATCAATAACTTTTGTATTTGTGCTGTTCCATAACCATTTTGATTTTGATTTGTCAAACCCTGTTTCAATAGTATTGCCATTATTATCAGTAACAAAACCGAGCCATTTATCGGCGTATTCTTTTCCTATTTCAGTATTATTGATTAACACATTACAGTCAAACATAGGTTGTCTATATGGTTGAAATGATGTGTCTTTAGAGTCTGAACCCTCTCGATAATCACGAACAAAATTCGGCGTCTCATATATCATGCAGGCATATGGGATTTTCCATTTTTTCGCGTACAATTCAGCAGACACTCCACCCTCAATCGGAACCCCTATAACATAATCGAAAACGTTATACGGAATATACCGCCCCATATTTGTAACATCTGTATTTTTATCTGCCAAATAAATAAAAACATTTTCGTATTCACGAAAACTATCTCCGAACGGAGGCATTGTATTTGTTATTATCGTAACCTGAGTATTTTGATCTTCACCGATAATATGAGCCAATAACCACGCCCAGTATCTACCGCCTGAATAATGCGACGTTATATTTTTCATAAAAAATGCAATCTGCAATTTGTTTCTATCCATTTTTTGAACGATTTTTTCATATTTTATTTCTTCAGGTTTTCTCTGTTTGATTATAGTTCCGTCTTTCATGACAATTATAACATCTGTTGGCGTTTTTTGAATATGTGATATTTGACTCTTATCCAATTCTAACCCCCTGTATGGATTTTTTTCCAACAGTAATCGACAAATTTCTGAAGACTCGTTTTTTGTTTCCATCGGTCGAAACATCAATCGACGTGGACCGATATAAAATGTATCTTCCTGTTTTTCTGTGAATGTAATTTTCATACATGGTATATCATATAATATTAAAATTAAAAGTCAAGTTATTTTTTGAAATAATCTTTTGTAATTACTGTATATTTGAACTGTGGATATAAAGCCTTGACAATCTTGAATTTCCACTTTGCAAGTGCAGTCCACATGCCCTTGACCTCAACAATCTCTTCCATGCCGTCAGAATATGTAACCAAAAAATCAGCTTTGTAAAAACCTATCTTTTGACCTTTGACAACTATCGGCATTTTGAACTGTCCTGACCATCTTAAAATATCCCCGCCTCGTTGTCGCATGTCCAGCTCTTGAGCATACGACGCCTCTAATTTTGAGTCGTATATATTCCCGTTGTATTCTGTTTTTTTGTTGTTGTATTTATTTCGTCTTACCATTTTGGAAAATCATCCCACTCATATTTTAATTTTGTGTACCATCGTGACCAGCGACGACAATAAGCATAATTAACTTTGTAATGAGGTGACCTCTTTAACCCGCCATAACCCATATTATAAATCAACAAAGCACGGTTAAATCTATCGTTCTTATCAACGCCGCTTGTCATGTTGTCGAGTATATCACGGAACAGAAAATTACCACCCCAGATATTGAACTTAGTATAGTACACACTGCATGACATTTTTATTTTTGCTATTTTGTGAACATAACCTTTGATGTCGGTTATATATTTCCTGTGTAATTGTTTATATCCATAAGCGACGCTTGACCGTGCCGTCCGATGTCCACCACTCTCAATCATCGTCATTGCAGAAGTTTTCAACCAGTCCAACTCAAAATATTCAGCCGAGTCTATTTCTTCTTTTGCCGATTCATACGAATCATAATATTGTTGAAGAAATCTAATTCCAGCTGTATACATTTTATATTTATAAATCTCGAGCCCACTCCAAAGCAACAAACCAATGGTCAAAATAAATATTGGGATTAATTTATGCCAAATTTTCACTTCTTTTTCTGCGTTCATTTTGTATCCTTTAAAATTTCTTCCATCTCTTTTAGTGCGCTTCTTTTCAATAATCCAAAATCTAATTCTTTACCATCTGTCAACTCTATTTCTATATCAGCACTAAATTCCCACGCACTTATTCTACCTATTTTCAAAAATTTATTTTTATACTTGAATTGAACAGGAGATACGTCTTTATCAGAACACTTATTCAAAATGTCAATAAGTTTTTGTATTGTTAAATATTTGTCTTTCATAATTTAATCCTGTGGGATTTTCTCTTTTTCTGCTGATATTATTCGTTCCATTTTTCGTACTCGCCACAATTCAAAGTCTTCTTTTTTTCCACCTTTTTTAGTGTACTGCACAAACAGAACATCACGCAACCGCTGACTTGTACTTTTCTTTGTATCAAATTGAACTTCGTTTAATGGTGGTAAGTCAATCAAGTCCTGTGGTTCAATTTCATATTGTTGTTTGTCAACTTCTCTTTGAACGAACGATAACCAGCCTAACTGGTCTTTCATCTTCATTAACTTAAATGTACTTTCTTTGTCAACGTCTTCTTGGGTATGTATAATAAGTTTCAATACACCGTGAGCCATTGACTCAAACTTTGTGATATATGCAGGGATTTGCAATATCATTTTTTTTGCATTGGTTACTGGTGTTTCAAATTGTTTTTCTTCACTTTCTTCACTTTCTTCAAATGTTAATGGTTCGATTTTTTCTGTCATTTTTTCACCTCACTTAAAAATCTTATTGAATAATAACACGCTGAAATATAAAGTCAAGTAAAAAATTAACATTCCGATAAATACTTTAAATCTCAACACCCACAACCGACGACGCTTTAGTTTTAATCGTTCGTTTAAATAGTTCATTGCCATTGTTGAGTATTTTCTTAAATCGTGTATCATTTTTTACCCCCAAAATAATCTTGTAACAGGCTGACACAAAAAGCATTTATTTTGTCGGCGTCTACATATCTCGGTAATTCTGATTTTGCATAAGAATAATCTGCCAATTGGAATAAATGATCTGCATATTGTTTTACTTTTTCAAGTTTCCACTTTCCTTTTTTTATGTCAAGCAATTCAGTTGCGTCGTGTTTTCTCTCAACTATCAATTCCCCATCATTCATAAACTCAACAGCCATTCTTAAAAGTCTTACAAGATGTGAGGCGTTTTTGCAATCATAACCGAATTTTTCAACTAACTGTTTTCTTTTCGCTCCCATATATCCCAAATTCGCACCATGTGTCATTCTATGTAATTGACCTTTGGCATAACCAACAAAAGAATAATAAACATCTTTTGAAACAAACATATCACGATTATCAACAATTCGCTTTCCTATTTCAGTTAATTTAATATAGTGTTTGTCTTCAAGCCATAACATTGTCAATACATTCGGATTACCTTTAATTAACAACCGAATAAATTTATGAAAGTCATATATAACAACATCCCACTCATTGAACATAATTTCTTTTGTACCTCTCGAACCATACTGATTCAAGCCGTAATAATAATCAATCGACGGAATACATATACTCATAATATCCTTGTCGTCAATTGAGTTCGGGTCTGATTTTGGAACATACATTCCATGTGCAATTGAACCACGATAAGCAGTTATAATTGACCATTCATTCAAGCCCTTGTTTTTGTTTAATAATTCTTTTGGTAAACTCATTTTTTACCCCCATCTTTTGTAAAGTCTGTTATCCAGTCGCCTTGCTGGTATGTGATCTGCTTTTCGGTCTTCCTTAATCTCATCAACGGAAAACCTTTAACATTTTCCGTGTACACCTCAAAATTGCAGTACATACCACCACGGACTAATTTGTCTTTCATCGGGACTAACGTCTCACCTATCCCGTCACCTTTGAGCAGAAAATACTTGTCAACGCCATCATCGTCCTGAATGACATTTTTTCCGTCAATCTGCATCTGCATATCATGTGCTAAGCTGGGGTTTTCAATCATGATCTCGATAATATCGGCAGACAGTCCCTGTCCATATTTTGCAATAGTTCCCTCCGGATTCATTAAAACGTCTGATAGTTTTTTCATCTTAACACCTCACTTTTATTTTCCAGAACCTTGCCGTCCGACAAAATCCGACTCATTATATTAATTCCTAAAATCTCGGTTAAATCGTCTGGACTCATGTTCGACGTGTAAACCGTTTTTCTCATGTTGTTCATTCGTCCGTCGACAATATTAAAAATCATCTCTTCTTTCCAGTCTGTTAATTTAACTTTGTCTATTTCGTCGATTATGAGCAGATTATATTTGTCTTTATAATTATTGACAACTTTAACACGTTCTTTAAAATCACACGCGTATAACTCCATAACCAAATCAGACAACGTAATAAATTTCCCCTTGCAGTATTCACGATGATAACAAAGTCTGTATAATAAATATTGACATGCAAAACTTTTGCCGTTTCCACGTTCACCGAAAATATAATACATATCAGGCAGATCTTCAATTTCATTAAACTTGTTAAGAGCCTTAATCAAAATCGTTTCTTTTAATTTCTTATGTTGATCCATGTATGTCTTGAATCGTTTCGACACTCCGATTATTTCACTCATTCTATCACCTCGTATTTTGTATTTTTGTAGTTTAGTTTTTCTTTGATTGATTCTTTTGGTTTTTCAAGATGCTGGTCTTCATAATAAACCCAGTCTCTCCAGTCTTTATTAAACCAAGAACTACCGTAAGGGATATAATCAATTTTTGTTTGTTTTTTTATATGATGATTTTTAAATCGTTCAACCGCTATTTTTATATTATTATAATCATCTTCTGATATTACCTGTTTGATAAATTTTTCGAATGCTTTATCTTTTCCTAATTTACGTGGATAGACATTCCATATCTTTTCAAAGTGTTTTTTAGTATTGAATTTATGTTTAATTTGTTTGTCACACTCAACCGCAGGCGGTTTACTATTACTATTACTATTTATATTACTATTACAGTTACTATAGTTCGAGGGTGTCCAAGGGCCTTCAAGGGTGCTTCTAATATCATCAGGAATCTCTTCTAAACAGTTTTTTATACCCTTATTTATGTTATCGTTTGGATTATCACTCTGTTTTTGATTCTTAATAAAGTTTTTTATTATAATCCAGCCATCTTGATATTTTATTTTATTATCCCTTGTAAATCTGTCTAATATTCTTAAAACCATATCTTTGTCGAATCCAGTATCAAACGATATTCGCCTTAATGATATTTCATAAACACCGATAATATTAGTCAATGGATTTGTAATAAAATAAAGAAATAACAATTTTTCCGATGGATCGAGTTCGACTATATATGTGTCATCCCAGAATTTTGTATTTATATACCTATTTTTCCCACTATGTTTTTTTGCCATTATTATACTCCTAAATTATATTGCTATCTTTACAAAAGCTATCCTTGTCTATTCCTGTAAGATATGATAATATTTCAACCGCGATGTCTAATGGGTTGTTGAATATTTCACTCCCTGTATAATGAAAAATTTTATATCCTTGCTTTACTATAAATCGATCACGTTCTTTTTCATATTTTCTTTGCTCTTTATTTTTATCATGAAATTCATGACCATCACATTCTACTATTATAGTTTTAGACATAAGGGTTCTATTCAAACTATAATGGTATTGAATTTTAAAATCAACAGTATATTTTCCAATTTTAAATTGAGGTTCATAAGTCAACCCATAACGATAAACATGATTTGGGGAATCGGCCTCAAAATTATCTATATAGTTAAACCTCTGTATGCTTTTCAACGCTATAAATAACAACTTTTCAATAGGTGATTTTATTTTATAGTCGTGTATAATATCAATCATATTCATAAAAAACAAATCAGACTCATATTTTCCTATTTCTTTTTCCTGTTCATTTAAAAACTCCAAGACATTTTTTTCCATAATCTACTCCTATATAAAAAATAGGCACGACAACAAATGTATGGTTAGTACGTGGAAAGAACTTCCAGTTGCCGTGCCTGAATTTTTCGTAATTTTTGACTCTAATCTAATACTAACCATACCACTATATAGTAATACAATTAGATTTCGATGTCAAGAACTTTTTTTAATTATTTTATCAGGGCTTTTAATCCCTTACCTTTTTCAGTTAAATCATCAGGACTCGGCAAACCGTTTTTTTCATAGAATATAGGGATTTCTTCCTTTTCAGAAAAATCATGTTCTTCTCTTGAACCAGGCGATTCATACCAGTTTTTCAAAAAAATTATAGCATCACATCTTTTCAACATCTCAAAATCAGCATCAAGCCATGTATGATAATCTAAAGTATCGTCTTCATATATCTCGTAATGAGCCATGTTTTTGTGCGGTGTTATAACCGCCCACCCTTCACGGAATAACTTGATTGACAACGCCTCTGCTTTTCTGATATTGTCGTCAATTTCAGAATAAGTTTTGCCGGTATATTTACCGGCCACATAAATTAGTTTCATTTTTTCACCTCTCTTTTTTATTTCAATGTCAAATTTTATTTTATATTGCCGTTTTTAACGGCCTTAATTAACCGTTTATATCTTTTATCAGATTTATTAATGTCAATTTTTTTTCATGCCATAGTATCATCATGGCATTACATACAATATGTGCCATATGACTCAATCCTGATTCATCGTCGGTAAAATTCTTTTTACGGTATTCCATGACATGACGTAATAATGATTCTTGATATTCTGCATATGCATTCGGGACGTGTTTCCAGTCGTCGTCCCCGTATTTTTTTGCACCCATTTCTAAAACCTTGACAACATCTTCTAAGACTTCAAACGGGATTAAACCATATCGAAGTTTTGACTGGTTCATGTTGAATTTTTTTTCACCTTTTTTCATTTTTCTTTTTCCTTCGTTCTAATTGAATGGCTTTAAACTTTTTATATGCTTCTGATTTTGGTTGAGTCTGGCCAAGACCCTTGCACCAATAATCATTACGCAGAATAACCTTGCACATTCTACGCCATGACGGACACCAGCATTTATTTTCAAGTTCTATAGGTGCTTCGTCTGGAATACAATTATAACCTCTATCTTTCCATCCAGCAATAAACTTTTTGAACCTAAAAAAATAATGATCCCTTGTTTTTTTAGGCATAGTCTTTAACAACAAATTACAAAAACTCTGCCATGTATGACCATCTGGCTTTGTTATTTTATTATATCCTGTCATATTTCCGTTCTCACGAACATACAAAGCACCACTATTTACGCCATTAACACGTGCTACTACTTTGTACCATGTTTCAGGTTCTAATATATGATATAACCATAATCCACGTCTTTGATCATCACCATATGGTTGGCATAATCTTTGTTGACTTAATTTAACTCCGGCCATATTCATTTTATCATATATCTCATTATGTGGTTTATTTCTATATTTACCATGATAGACCCAAATATCTTCAGTTTTCCAGTCATAAATAGGATATATATTATAAAGATTTTTAGATATTTTTGTAGTCCATTTATAATCTTTATGAAGTAGTCCCTCTTTTCTGCTTGCAATTGCTCTATACCGATGCAAACTTTCATCTGCTCGTATACCGATAAATGCACCAGTCCGCTTCCCCTGTGAATACCATTTTCCAAATAAGACCATAAATTCTTCAAATTCCATTTTTGGAATAAAAAACGGATAATCTTTTTCGGTTTTTGCACATTCTGGCATATCACGAACCCAAACGTCCTTTTTGTCACTATCCCAACACGTCCAGCGTGGTTCATAATTAGAAACTGCATTTCTTAATAATAGAGGCAGACAGGCCCAATGTAAATCAATATTATCTTTATATAACTCAACCATGTGTTCAACATGTTTTATAGTATCATAATATTGAGCTTCAAGGTCTATAATAAGTAATCCAACTTGACGATCTCTTTTAATTGCTTCATCCATTACTAAATGAGTCATTACAGAACTGTCTTTTCCACCTGAGAAACTTATATACACACGTTCAAAATCGTCAAAAATTTTACTTATTCTGTCCCGTGAAGCCTGTAAAACATTTTCTTTCTGATATTGTTTTATATTCATTAGTATATTTCCACCTGTCTACCAATACTCATTGCTTCGTCAAAACTTATTTCTTCATAGCCATTATTTTTTAACCACTTATTCAAATATTCATAAGCAGTATTATTGGCTTTATCCTGTTGTTCATCATTTAATAAGAACCATCCACCACGAAATTTTGACGGTATACCTTTTGCATAACATGTAGAAGCTTGACCTAACCACGCTATACGGTTCATTGCTTTATTAGTTAAATAATGTTCGCATGAGTGTTTCCATTCTGTAATAACATGTTCTAAGGCTTCTCTAAAAGCATTGTCATCACATAAAAACTCAGCCATTTGTTGCTCTAATTGTTCTGCTGTGAAGCCGTCTTTTGCAGTATCATAAAATCCAGCTTTGTAACATTCCCATTTGTCGTATGTGTGAAAAATTCTTTGTGGATCACTTGTATTAACAGTACGAAAATTGTTTTCTTCGACTTCCTGATTATCCAATTCATCTGTCAATGGCTCAAAGTCTTCCTGACTGTCTTCAACATTCCATGACTTAGAAAAGTCTTCATCTTTAAATACATCTTCTAAACCACTAATCTGACATAATCTTAAAATTTCTTCTTCATCCATTCCGAGTTCACGACTAATACGTGAATTTTTCCAGTTCCTGTTTTTAAGTTCAAGTACAATTTCAGACATGGCATCAACAAGATGTTTACCTCTTGCTCTATTATGTCTAATCGTAGATGCAATACGTTCATTCTTACCTGTCTTCTCTTGTCTGATTGACACTATAGGCAAATATCCCTTAACACGTTGTTCTACTTCTTTGCACTCTTTTCCCACTCTATTCCTATGAAACCCATCAACAACTTCTATATAATCATCAACTGGATATGCTACAATAGGTTGAGTATACCCGTCTTCCATTATTGATATTTTTAATAATTCCATTTCGGGCGGTGCGACTTTATTCGGGTTATATGTATTTGCTTGAACTTTGTCATTTTTAACCCATATAACACAATCAACAGGTTCGTCTTTCATTGGACTTATTTCATGCAACTTGATTTTAATATTGTTTAACGCTTCCATTTTTTCGTCAACGTCCATTGTTTCAAGTTCTTTGATTAATTCATTTAATTTTTCTTTCATATATTCACCTCATAAACATAAAAACACTTTCAAACAGAAAGTCAAGCATTTTCTTTGACTAAATCCTTTTTACAGTATGGGCATTTTTTGTACATGTTGTCATCGTCGCATTCAACCGTTTTTTCTGTAAACTTGCAGTCTTTTGTCTTACAACTGACTTTTATCTTTTTGTATTCGTATTTCATTTTTCCACCTCTTAAGTCTGGATGGCAGGATTCGAACCTGCGATTTCTCGGTCCCAAGCCGAGCCGTTTAACCTCTCACGCACATCCAGTATACTTTAATATACACAATAAACTAAAAAAGTCAAGTTATTTTTTAGACTTGAAATTATACAATGGTTTAACAAAATGTTTAATGTCAACTGTTTCTTTTATTGCATTAATTATTAAGTTCTTATTTTTATATGCACCTTTGACCTCATCAAGCGTTTCTTTGTTTAACGAGGTAGTGTATATGCCTTTTTCGTCCATAGACCTTTTATAATCGTCTAAATTGAGTTTAAGTTTTGCCTGTTTCCTTGATAAAACACGACCAGCACCGTGAGGTGCTGAATAGTTCCAATCAGGGTTTGATTTTCCAACACCTATGATTAAGCCATCTTCCATGTTAAATGGTATGATTAATTTTTTATTTTCGTAAGAACTTACAGCACCTTTACGAATAATCTTATCTTTGAAATCTATAAAGTTGTGGACGGATTCAACATCTTCTAATACAATAGGTATTTCCATATTAAGCAAATACTTTAACATTGTGTCCATTATCATTTTTCTATTAACCGTTGCAAATTGTTGAGCAACCCTCATGTCCTTTATGTAATCAAATCCACCAATATCATAAGGCAAAAATTCAAGTTTGTTATAATCAGATTTATTTATAAACATAGTATCAAATAAATCTTTGGCTTTTTGTTGATGATAATTAGCAACGTCAAGTCCAAACTTTCTACTACCCGTATGAACGGTTAACCATTTATTATCATCTTCATCAATTCCAAGTTCTATAAAATGATTCCCACCGCCTAAAGTCCCTATTGATTTACAATTTCTATCATAATTAGAGTCTATTGAGTCAGATATTCTCGACATTGTTGGTATTAAAAAATTGTCATTATATTTAGGTTTATCATGTACTTTGAATCCATGCGGAATATTATTTCTTATGAATTCATCAAGTTTTTTCAAGTCGACATCCACATGACCAATATTACAACTCAACACACCACAACCAATATCAACACCAACGATATTAGGAATAACATAATCATTCAATGGCATTGTAAATCCTATACAACTACCCATCCCAGCATGACAGTCTGGCATTATCACAATCGGTTTTCCTTTAAATGCTGGATGATTTAAGAATCCTTGTATTTGCTCTTTTGTTGTTTCATCAATATCATCAATCATTATTTTTGCAATGTTATATTTTCCTTTCATTACTTTCATAATATACACCTCAAATAAAAACGGGGTGCGTTAACACCCCACTGGAAGGGATAACACCTATGACTGGAATTTAATCTTTTTTATTGTTACACCGTCATAGTGTTTCATTTTTAATATCATCATGATCTGTGATAGTTGAGCCTCGTTTAGTCCACCCAAAGAACCGCCGTCATGTACTTTCTCGTTTAAATAATCTTCGTCCATGTTTAATTTTGTCATTAAATGGCGTATTCGTTTTATTAACAAAGTTTTGTTTGTGTCATTGTCCGATTTTGGAACTTGATTGTATAAATCTGTTAATCCCTCGTCAACATCGCCATTTCCATTCAAAACTTCTTCATTAACATATTTTGCATCAACTTCTTCTGCAGGTGTAGGCTCATATCCGGCAAGTTTAATTAAGAATGACAAAGCTATTCTTAACGCTTTTGAAATTGCTCTTGTTTCTGCCATTGAACGAAGCGCATAATCGTCCCATTTGTTTTTTTTGTGTTCCTGATTTGAACATTCGCTTTCAGCACGTGTCAATGTTCGACCGTCCAGAGTTTTAACTACACAATTAGCCAAATATCTTTTAACACCTGTTTCATTGATAGACAAATCTTGAACTTTTTCAATTTGAGGGAATACACCGAGTAAAGCACCCATCGTTGTCCACCCCTCACAGTGAACATAACCTTTGCCACTGATTGTGGTATAAAGTTTCTGTTCAACAATAATATCTTTGACAGCATCGGCAATTCTTTTCATTTGTTTAATTGCTTGAACTGGGTCCGTCGTACCAAATAAACTGATCGCCGTCTGCGGTTGCCCGACTGGTTGAATTTCTTTTTCTTCAACTTTCGTCGGTTGAACTTCCAACTCTGTTGCTACGATTTGACCGTCAAGGTCCTTTTTTTCTTCTGTCATTTTTTCACCTCTTTATTTCATAAAATTAAAGCAACTACCAAAATGGTCTATGAAATATTTTTTCTTTTGTTTTAAATCTTTTAATTCTTGTTCTTTTAGTTCAACTTGTCTGTCAATTTTTTGTAAAATATCACTTTTTGAATAAGGTAAATCTGCTTCACTTGCCTTACAAATTTGCACATTTTCACTATTCTTATTAACACTAATGAATTCAATTACAGCACCATTATAATCAACTTTTAAATAAGCGATAGTTATTGTTGGGTTATCTTTGAAATTATCAAACCCTACAATAGCACCAACATAAACCTCTGGAGTGCTGTAATCAGTTTTCATAACCTTTACAGCATCACCAATCTTGAATACATCGACTTGACATAGTTTTGCAGTTCTCATATCAAGTTCCATTTTAACGCCATCAACTATAACCAATTTTTTTGATGTTGGTTCTTCATCATTTTCAATTGTTGTTAAATTTTCACTCATGTTTTCACCTCATTTAATTAAATTTTATTTATTATAATATACTCAACTTAAAAGTCAAGTTAAATATTCTTTTAATGACCCTATGTCTTTTTCTTTTAACTTGTCAATCATACTTTCGTTGTCGATACCATCAAATTTATAATCGTTTAAATCAACATCGATCGGAACGTCCAAATTCAGCTCGACCAGTTTCTTTGAAAAATAAGCATCTTCTTTCCCATCAATAAGTTTTTTCTTGATTTTGTCTTCAATGGAATCAATCGACTCATAAATATTATCGAGTGTGCTATAATATGTTACCAATTGAGTGGCGTATTTTTCACCTATTCCACGAACGCCCTTGATATTATCAGATGAATCACCTAACAGGGATAAATAGTCAACAATATTTTTAGGAAAAAAACCATACTTATTAATAACAAACTCTGTGTCTAATATTTCAAACTCTCCATGATAAATCCGGAGTATTTTGATTTTGTCATTAATCAATTGGAATAAATCCTTATCCCTTGTCAAGATAAAAGACTCAACATCTTTTTTTGCCAACTCTTTGGAAATGTAAGCCATTGTGTCGTCAGCTTCAAATCCTTTTTCTTCAACGATTTTAATACCCATAAATTTAATTAGTTCTTTTATAGTGTCAATCTGACCACGTAAATCATCCGGCATAGGTTTTCTGTTTGCCTTATAATTTTCGTATAATTCTTTCCTGTATTCAGATTTACCGCAGTCAAAACACATAACCAGATTTTCAGGATCAAACGTCTTAATCAATTTCAATAAAGTTTCCATAAACCCGAAAACCGCAGATACGTTTTCACCTTTTAAATTGAATATCGGTTTTGTTATATACGAATAGTAAGACGTATATATCGCACCATACGCATCAATAATATAATTTTTCATAATTCACCTCTTTTAATTTATAATATATTCAACTCAAAAGTCAAGTTAAATTAAACTATTCCTTAAAGCATTCGTCAAATCAGAAGCACCACTCTTGATTGATTCGTCCTCTGTTGTCATTGACAAATTTTGTGTATCTCGTATGAGTCGTCGGATATTCTGTTTTGAAATCATATCCTGACTTTCACGAAAAGCCTTGATATTTCGACTCGCAAACTGTACATAATTTTTTAAAACTTCATGTTCGTTCTGCATAATCGCCTCCCAAAAAGCACCCGTGATCCGTTAAGACCACGGGCTTTGAAATTAAAACGGTATATCATTACCCATTTCATCTTGTTTTACTTCTCGTCCTTCACTGTTTTCAGATTGACCGTTTTGTTTACCACCACCAACGAATTGGATTGAGTTAGCCACTATTTGCACTTTACTTCTTTTGTCGCCTTCTTTGGTTTCCCATGATGACCAGTCCAACCGACCATCGACGACAATTTGTTTACCCTTGTCAAGTAACTTCTCACAATTCTCTGCCTGCTTACCGAAAGCAACTACAGTAAACCAATTCACTTTTTCGTCTTTACCTTGACCCTGATAAACGTTGTTTGCAATACGAATATTCGTTACTGCATTTCCTGACTGTCCGAATTTGAGCTCGGGCTTCTCGACAACACGTCCGACGACTGTTACTGAATTAATATCACTCATACTTTACACCTCACTTGTTATATATAGATTTGAAGATACTTTCTTTATCCATGTTTTTGAATTCTTTCCAGAATCTTCTCCGCTCTGGTCTTTTTAATCCAGCCGTTGACATTATTAAATTAATGTCTTTGATTCCTTTTAAAATAAAATATAATTTAATTTTGTTGTAAATACGTTTCATTTGTTACCTCTCTATTTTGGATTTACTCAATTTCATCTAAACAGTATGTAGTCAATTCACGTAATAATTCAAACTTATAACCTCGTTTATGATAATCATAATTCTCATTATCAATGTGACACATCAAGTCAATCAAATTTCCGTCCATTATTTCCATTGACGTGATTTCAAACTCTGCCGGATCTGGTGGATCAAGGCGATTGCCAGTATTATATTCAGGTGTATAATTACCTTCACACATAATTTTACAACCGCCATATTCAATGACAACGCTTTTTTCTTCTGATTTCATTAAATCTCCCCCTTAAATCTTTTTAAATATTCATCATAACCTAACCTTTCAACTTTCTTTAAAATCGTTAATGAGGATTTAACATCTTTGATTTTATCCCAACACCAATCATTCATAATTACTTTTGTTATTTTACCAAGTTCGTTAATTGTAAACTCGTCGTTGTTTCTTCTGACTATTTCATGGAAAAATTGATGGTTATCATAATAATTCTTTGCTTCTCGAAGGTTGGCTCCTCGAAGGTTGGCTCCGTAAAGGTCGGCTCCACGAAGGTTGGCTCCGTAAAGGTTGGCTCCACGAAGGTTGGCTCCGTAAAGGTTGGCTCCACGAAGGTTGGCTCCGTAAAGGTTGGCTCCACGAAGGTTGGCTCCACGAAGGTTGGCTCCGTTTTTCTCTACACAATCTTTAACGCTTTCATATTTACCGCATACTAATACTTCATCACTATCGAATCTTGATACTATTTTAATTTGTTTTTTCATCTTGTTTCCTCACTTTTTGAAAATGCCTCTTTGATTTTATCCCAACACCAATCATTCATATAGGCTTGAGAAATTTTATCGAGTTCTTTAACTGTAAATTTATTGTTATTTCTTTCTACTATCTCAAATAAAAACTCATTGTTGTCGTAATATTTTTTTTAATCCTTCCCAGTTTGCATATCTCAAGTCTGCACCTTCCAAGTTTGCTCCTCTCAAGTCTGCACCTTCCAAGTCTGCACCGTTTTTCTCTACATAGTCTTTCACACTTTCATATTTACCGCATACTAATACTTCATCACTATTGAATCTTGATACTATTTTGATTTGTTTTTTCATCTTGTTTCCTCACTTTTTGAAAATGCATCTTTGATGTTGCCTACTGTTACCATTGCCATTTTTTCCCCAACTTTAACAGGGTTATTCATCCAGTTAAGGTTGACAGTAACTAATAACTCAACCAACTTGTTAATCTGCAATCCTGTCTTTTTGCTTGCCATCAGTATCGAGTTATGCACTTCGTCACTCACATTCAATGTTTTCATAATTCACCTCTCAATTTTTATTAACTAACATTAATTAGTTATAATTAAATATAACACTATTATAGAAAAAGTCAAGCACTTTTTTTAAATTATTTTTGCATAAAAAAGGGCGGGGATCAACCCGCCCTCAGAGGTGAATTGGTGCGTGTGTCATAGTGTAGGTAACACGATTGCACCTGAAAGTTTAAATATAAAAAGATGGATTTCAATGTCAAGCTAAATTATAATTATTATTCCGAGTATAATTATCACCTCACCTAAGAATAACAACCCTGCACCGATATAATATTTTATGTCCGTTGACTCCTCGATAATTTCGAGTTGTTCATTTTTCAATTCAATCATATTACTCTGTATAGTACATTTTTTTTCTAATTTTTCAACTTGATCCTGACAAATAATATAATTGGTTGAAACAGCCCGCATTTCCTTAACGAGACTTTTTGGAACGAATACGTTTGTCTCGGCGTTTACTGGTTTTGATGTTCCTGCGAATAGCATCAATATCATCATTAATAGAAGTATCTTTGTAATCGTCTGCATTTTTTTTACTCCGTTTTAATTTTTCTAAATCTTTGTTGATTTTCTCAATTCTGATTTTGTATTTTTTTGATTTCTCGTTCAAAAATTTCAGAGCCTTTGGATGTTTATTTTTCAAAAGAAATTTCACCGCAAAAAATATAATCCCAACAACACAAAACAGAAATGAATACCACGCTATTTTTTTCTTCATAATACCTCCAAAAAAAATAAAAAAGTACTTGACTTTTGAAAATAAATTGTTATATTTTTAAAATGCTTAAGTTTTAAACAATAATTATTGTTGCCCGACTGCTTGCGGTCGGGTTTTTTATTTTTACCCCTTGTCAATAATTTTCTCTTTATACGCCTTGCCAGCAGTAACAACACCGCCACCGATCAATAAATACATCGACCCCTGACACCAATCTTTGAAACTCGGAGTATCAATCATCCCTAATATAACCAGCAAATTACCGATAATAAAAGTCAAAAATAATAACCCTGTCATTTTTAAAATTGTTTTTTGTACTTTGTCAATCCATTTTCCTTTGAAATCCTTTTTCAATACAGTATTTGCCTTGTCAATAATTTTCTGCATTGCTTTGATCTCTTTCAACGCTTTTTTATTGTCAAGTTCAACTTTGATTTTTAATTTTTCTTGTTTCTTCATTTTTATACCTCGACTATTTCCAGATCGAACGAATTATATCCGTCCATACGATCCATAAATTTATTAAATGCGACACGGCTATTCAATACCGCGCGTTTCCCGCTTAAATATCCTTGACTCTGACCGAGCAGAATACAACCTAATGAATGGTCGTCAATATTACCAGCATGAATCAAAATCTTACTTCTTTTTGGAACATCTAAAATCTCGTATGATTTCGGATATTTCATTGAACTGTATTTTTTACATTGATATGATCCTGCCGGAATACAACTGTCCGCACCATTACCACGCCACGGCGGTTCCAGTGTATAACAGAAAACACTACCATCAACTAACATTACCCCGATCGTCGCCTGACTTTGATCTGATATTTCTACGTCTTTCGGTGTTTCGAGTCTGATTATTTTTACCTGCATTTTTTACCCCCATAAATTTATAAATTGATCCACCGCATGCCGGGCAAAATGAACTTATATATACAACATCATTCATGCATATATCCGTCATGACAATAGAACCATTTAACCTGCAATTATCTGAATTACATCTCAATTCAACTCTCATGATACCACCGCGATTAATATACCTGATATTAATATAAATATTGCTATCATTGTTGTAATCCAGTATTTATGATTTTGTTTATGTTCATTAAGTTCTTTTTGTGTTGAACAATCTGTTTCAAGATGTGTTTTTAACAATTCTCTCATATCGTCAACTTTTTGTTCTGTTCGTATTACGATATCCCGTGTGTTTTCCATTTTTATACTCCTATGAATAATCTTCATCTGCATGATATTTCATTCTGATTCCTATATAATGTATTCCGCTCGTTATTGAGTTATGAGCTACTGATACACCGCATATATGATTTGCAGTTAAATTATTAAATACAACTGCTAAATCAAGTTCTATAATTTTATCTACTGTTGCAAAATTAATTGTAATATCCTCTGTCTCTGAATTTGTATCGTATGCCTCACCCTCTAATGCATATGTTGATGTCAATGTTATAGATTCCGCTGTCTCTATTGCCTGATTAATTCCGACTAATTTTAATTCGTGTACATGATTAAAATCATACGGAACAATAAAATCAAAATATCCGGTCTGACTGCTATTGACAAGATTTGTTTTTAAATTTCCATAATGCGAATTATAATCGTTAAAACTGTAATACATATATTTTTCATCGCAATCATCAAATTGATCATTAATTGCGCAGGTTAAAAAATCACATCCTATTTTCGTAAAATTACCCACGCTATATGTATATTGAGATACCCCATACGATTCATTGAATAAATCAGATGGAATACTGTCAACCTCAACATTGCATTGAGCCGTTTCGGATTCGCTACTGGCTAAAACTTTATTTGTAATATCATCAACATATATCCACATATTAACTCCTATATTGGAACTGTATATCCGTATAATCGTATTTGAGCCGTACTCAACCCAGCCCCACTTAATCGCTCGAATAAATAATAAACCGTTGTTGACGATAGTTTTTGATGCCCCATATTAACAACATATCTATTAATATTAAACGAATAAATATCTAAGTTGGCGTTAGCTACTGTACCTGTACGGGAAAGCCGACCTCTCCAGTACGCGTTTGAAGATGGGCGCAAATATAATTGAGCTATGATTGAATCCACGTTAGATGGAACATGAGCACTCAAGTCTATTCCAGTCCACGCACCCATATTTCCCTGGGATAAATTTGTATAAATATTAATCGTGCTATCAAACATCACTGTACTATATGCCTGATCTACACGGGATTTCAATACATCATGTTCATGTGCTATCTGTTTATAATCATAAACTTCGCTCATTCGTTAACCTCGAATAATAACAGATCAATTTGATCTTTTTCCCTGTTAATTTTAAATTTAAAAACCTCATATATTTTATTTGACCAGTTTTCATCTGAAAAATTCATTCTGACAAATGTTCCTAATGTTATTAAATCTTTGTGATCCGAAAATAATGAAAGTTGACATCTCTGTTTTATGTTAGGTGTTCTTGCGAGATCACCTACATGGGATTCGCGAATAAAACTCTCCCCCATATAAACGGCGCTTGTTTTGTCTTTGAATACTATTTGATTTCCGGCCCCAGTCCTGAATTCAGATAAACTATGTGTACCAAACTTTGACCGTGACAAAGAACCGATATTATTATTAGCCGAGTCCGTCGCGGGTGTACCACTGCTATCATAATAATCAATACTGTAATCGTTGATTAATGTACTCTCTGGGCTATCAACCGTCGGGGCTATTTTAACTTTGTTTGACGCGTCAACCCCTTTTTTATCAACATCAATCTCAAATTTAACACCGCCCGTGAACGGTGTCCAATGAACAAAATACAATTCATCTAAATGAACATATAAATCGGAATTACTGAAATCTGCTATTTTTTGAATAGCCTCAATAAATTTAATTCCATCCGCCTGCGTATAATCAATTTTAATAAAACAGTTGTTATCGTCAAATAATGAATCGCTTGTCGTAACCGATTTTTGATTGTATTCTGTAAATCCTATTTGATCACATATATTTTTAAATGCCGATGCCGGAGTTTCCCAGTCGGCTGATGTGTAAACTATTGCATTATTACCATACTGGAAATAACTGTTTTTAAATATCAACCGCGCCTTTTTCCCTTCATGTTTTCTGACTATGTCCCACAATATACCGCGCCATATTTCAATACCATTTTCATCAATAATTTCTAATTCAGAATAACGCCAGTTCGCGCCATTAAATATGGAACCCTGATTATCAGGAGTAAAAAAATCATCTTCATTATCAACATTTAAAACATAATTATTTGTTATAAGTTTGCTTTTACGGAAAGTTTTTTCTTCTTCAACGTTAAAAATACTGCTCACTTTTCTCAGTGCATAAAGATCTTGTCCGAGTAATAAAACCTGTGGATCCATATTAAGCCTGCTCCAACATTAAACTATATCCTGTTTTCCAATGTTCTTTTTCGTAGTTATATATAGGTTGACTGTACTGAAATTTTGAATTAGACACCCTGCAAATTATAAAATCAACATAGTAATCATAAGTACCGCTGACAAGTTCACTATCATTATCAATAACAGTATAAACGGTATCTGTATTTTTTTCAATCTCAAAATACTTTTCGATTGACCATGTAATTGTCGCACTAACTAACGTCGAATGCGGATCTGACAGAGTTAATGTATCTGCTGTATTTGACAATATGTAATAGGTATATCCGTTGTATTTCAAAAAATACCCCGTCCATTCGTTAACTGTCCATGATTCACCGCTGACATATCCAGTTTTAGCCGTGGCGTTAATCACCATATTTGACCCGGAATCAAATTTAACGGCAATATTAAAACCCTTCATTTCATTTTCAACCAGCGATTTTGTTGAATCTGTCAACGTTTTAGCCGTTGCATCAATTGTGGCACTCGTCCCGGTATCTATCAATGTTGTTGGTAATAAATGTACACGAATCAAACATTCAGATTTTGTTTTTCCGTTTTCCCTTGTCGGAATCAAAGAAGACAAATACTGTATTTTTTTCCTTTGAGTCTCCGTTGTGTATCTATTATCCGCCCATTTTATAGGTAATGATATTTTATGCGCTTTAGCCCATAACGATTGAGCACCTAATACATCGGTAAATTTAACCTGCCCTTTTGACATTGCATCAATATTCATATTAGTAGGATTTACATCTAATACATATTTAGTCCATGATACATTTGTAATAGTTCTTGTTGTATCATAGGCTCCAATATCAGTTCCATCGCTTGCCGATTCAACACATGGGCTCTCAATAAAAAAACCACCAGACTCGGATTTTAAATGAAAATCTTCATTTCCAGAAGTCAAATCTTTAAACAGCGGATCATCATTAATATTGCTTGAGTCAGAGATATCAATATTCTCAACGGAATCCGTTATACAACAATAACTTATTTGTATTGATATTTCCGAGTAAATGCCATATATACTGTTATCATAATATATACTATTTGTTATTGTTATAACTCCTGAATTTGATTCAATATATGTACCATATTGATTTAAATAAAAAACGCAATGGTCAATAGTTGATGTAAGGTAGTTGCTCCATAAACCAAACTTACTGTTGTTATATACTATTGATTCACTTAAAGAGTTGCCACCGTAAGCCCATTTTATACCATCGCCATTATTATAAACAAGACAATTAGATATAATTGATTCTATATTTGTATCATTATCATATAAGTCAACACCTATACCCTGATATTCTTTAACATCACACCATCTTATTTCTATTCCCGTGTAATTTGTGGTGTCTTCAAGATATATTGAATTATTTGTATACTCACCACCATTGAATATAATACCATTAACAACGACATCGTTTGCTTGTATTTCCAGATGTTTTAAATCAGCACCCATATCAGCACCAGACAATCCTGTTCTATAACATGGTGAGTCAGACGCTATACCGAGTTTATACGGTGTGACGGTATCATTACAAAAAATAGGGTCACTATTGACATTCCCAGCACCGCTTGTAAATCCAGAATTTGTGACCCAACACGAATACGTTATTGTATGTGTAGACCCTTCATCTTCAATATCATAGGTTGTATTATTATATGAAATAATGTTTCTTACTGTATATCCAGTTGTTAAAGTTCCAATATTAAGACCTTTTGAATTTGAGAAAATAGTATTATCTTCACACGTCCCACTGTCCGTACCGTTTAATTCTATACCTATTTGAGAACAGTCATATACTATATTATTTGTTATTACAGACCCAGACGGTGAAGATGACGGCAGTAATGATATACCCCATGTACATCTACTAATTACATTCCCATCAAATACAGAACCGTCATCTGTTCCGGTTAATCGTATTCCCCACGAACATTTCTGAATTACATTTCTTTTTATTAAACCTGAAAATGGTGCAGAATCAATTAATATTCCGTTCGTTGTTGATTGAATTGAACAATCATATATTTCAGTATCGAGCCCTGCAGACGTGGGATTAATAGATGTTGATACACCTGTATATTGTACATTAAACCCTGATATTATGGCACTGGCAGTATTAATAGTCATATTATTTCCACTACCTGTTAAAATTGGAATATTGCCATATGCCGGCTCTAAAGTTATTGAATTTGTAATATCCAAATCCTCATTATATTCTAAAGAATCCAAAATATTAATATATGATTTACCTCCGAGATTATCGTGTGCATGTTGTATTGTTAAAAACGGTAATTGATATGTTCCATCACCCGTTGAATCATTCCCTGTTTTTTTAACATATATAGTATCTGTATTATTCCCATCATGCAAAATTTCCCGGCTTTCTCTTGACCCTGCCTCAACAGATTTCAATGTTGGTGTTTGTCCGAGTGAAGACTGTAAAACCGTGCTTGCATCATTTATTAATAATGTTTCTTCATATGTCGCAGAATCTAATATTTCAACAATTGTAAACGCCCCGCCTATATCATCTATAGCATCTTGAACGATAAAATACGGTAGTGACGAAGTACCTGTCGGAGTATGTCTGTCTCCGCCTATCGTTAAATCAGAATTATAATATGTTGATGTAGTTGATGATAAATAATATACAACTGTTTTAGTATCTGCTATTGTTTCCGCTGGGAAGTTAAAAGTCAATCCTGACGGGTCAACATCTGTATCTATCGTTTCGGTTGTATCCATTGTACCACCACCGAATGAATCAACTTGAATGTAAATAGCCTTAGAATCAATGAGAGTTATTGAAGAGATGGAATATATAGCTCTTAATTCATTAGCATTAAATACTACATTGATCCTATCAGAAGAATCGGTTTTTAAATTAGAATATTTTACTGTATCAGTATTATCTGTATCAAGTACAGAAATAACAAAAGAGCCGGTAGTATCTGTAGCATATTTTAAATTTGTATTAGTTAAATCATTATATGAAATATGAACTTTATCAGATGAATCTATATTAATTGATGAAAATCGGCCTACGTCTCCAGTACTATCTATAGTACTATCTACCCATGACCCGGATTTATTAGTTGCATATTTTAAATCCTGAGTTGATGGAACTGTAACACCATCATAATATGATATATGCGCATAATCATTTGAATCAGTGTCAATTGATAATCCCTCAGTGACTAATCCTGCCGTAAAAATATCTGTATTAACCCAGCTACCAGTAGCATTAGTGGCATATTCGAGATTATCTGAATCGTCTGAAAAAGCTATGTGAATTTTATTCGACGTATCAACTGCTATTGAAGTTCCTATACTGGAATCACAATCACCTATCTCTGTTTTTGAAAAAGAGCCCGCTGTATTTTCTGCATATCTTATTTTTAAATTATCTAAATCTTTATATACTATATGTGCATAATTGTTTGAATCTAAATCTATATCTGATTCTGTATTTGTTGTAGAATTATCAACTGTAGTTGACGACCATATACCTGCAGTATTATTTAAATAAATAACCTCATCATTTTCATTTATTAAAGCAACATGAATTTTATCATTAGAATCAATTCTCATTCTGCTATAATTTATTGAACTTGATGATAAAATCAATTCTTTATTCCAGATATAATTCAAATTATTTAAATAGTACAATCCATTTAAAATATCATCATAATATATAATATGGGTTATACCATTTGAATCTATATCTATAGAATTAGAATTATTACCTGTATTATCATTAAGTTTTTCTTTTACAGTATTAAAATTAAACCCGTTCAATCTTCCTGCTATAGTTTCATCGTCAATTGTTTTTATTAAAAAATTTAAATTTGAACTCGGTTCTGTTAAATCAGTAACCTGTGTTATTTCATACGGTGTACCAAATTTACGAACATATTTAGTGTTTGAGTCATTACTTGTTTCAACCGTTCGTAATGTTAAATCAGTCGTCGCACCTATAACGTTATTATCTGATTCTAAATATTCTTTTAAAAAATCATAATCTATCTGTATTTTTTCTGCCATTATGCCTGACCTCTATTTATTAAATTAATTCCCATATCATCACCTGCCTCGACAAGTCCATTTAATAATTCTCGTGGATCTGTCTCAGGGATATTTATATTCTCTATTGTAACAACACTGCTTTTGCTGTTATTAGAATTATCAACCATTCCGCCATTCGCATATCCTGTATATGGTGAATTTGCAACGGCCATTTTTGATGTGCCTTTAAAACCGTTATTTATTGCATGTAACAATGGCAGTGTTTCGGATGTTACATTTTTTTTGCTTACAATATACTCTCCGCCCTCGGCTTCAACGTTTACCCCGCCCTGAGCATGTGAAGCACCTGATAACAAACCACCATCCTCGGCTTTCGGAACCAACCCGCCGTCTTCAAATATAAGCCCTATGCCACCGAGCGAAGCCATTATCGCCTTTGTTATCAATAGTTGTACAATCATTTTCCCTAATGCTATTATCATATCTTTCATAAAATCAATAAAGTTTTTTCTCCACATTTCACCAGCGAATATCATTTCTGTAATACCCTGTGCATAATTTGATACTGTTTGACCAATTGCCGTATTCCAGGCATCTCTAAAAGCCTGTGCATTTTCTTCTGACTTTTCCCGTCTTTCCGCTTCTACTTTTGTTATTTTACCGACACCTTCTGTGTAAATTTTATTTTTATTATATTCATGCTGTTTGTTTAATTGTTCGACTTTTATGTTGTATTCTTTTTGTGATATAAGTTTTTTATCTAAGTTATCTTTTAAATTTAACAATGCCTGATCATACGCCTGATTTTCTCTCTCTATAGCAAGCTCTCTTTCAGACATTTCCGCTTCTCGACTTTCCTGTATATACTGATTAAATGCTTCAAGATTGGCTTTTGCTTTTTCTGTCACTCCGTTATTTTCATCTTTTGCATTGGTGTTATCGTTTGTTTTTTCAGTATCTTCTTCAAGTAGTTTTATCTTTTCTCTTATAACATCTGCGAATCCTTTTGTCAATAATACTAATTTCTGTTCTATATCGCTACGCCCTTTTAAAGTTTTAGCGTATATATCAACTGCACTTGATTCATCCTGTGTTAATTTAATCGCCTCTATTCTGCTTTCATTTGACCCTTTCGCTAATATTGAAGCAGTTCTTGATACCTTTTCTCTACTCTCCTCTGCCCGTAGCCAAAATCCAGCAGTTTTTAAATAATCTCTTGTCGCCTTGTCAAGCTTTATTATATCCCCTTCCTGTTCTAATAAAACATCTGTTAATTTTTCTGACCGTGTTTTAAAAAGTTCATTCTCCTGATTAACTCTTTTTTGATTAGATTGAAGTTCTTTATATCTTAAGCTAATATCTCTTATTTTCTCTACTATTTTTATTTCTATCAATTCTTTATCAAGATTTGCTTCCCTCTCGGCCTGTTTGTTGTTATCTTTTCTTGCTTTTTCAAGTTTTTTTACAACATCTGAATGCTGACCCTGTAATTTTATTAAATCCATAGTCAAAGACGTCAAATCTTTTTCAGGGGTTAGCCATTCATTAAATTTACTTATGATAGGTGTTAAAAATGGTAAAATCTTTTGACCAAGAGCAACCCCTAAATTTTCTAAATTTGATGATAAAACTTTGCTCTGATTTGCAAAGGATTCTTGAGTCCTGATAAAATCGCCTTGAGCATCAGCCGACCCTTCCTGAATAAGTTTCAGAGCTGTTAACGCCTTAGTTTGAGCATCAACAACACCTTTGACCTTAACACCTGTATCTTCAAATATACGTTGTTTGATTGCTGTCTCATTTAATACAACACCATATTTTTTTGTTGTCTCAAAATTTCCAACAAGAGCCGATTGAATATCTGCCATAACCTGTGCAGTCGGCATATTATTAAATGAACCTAAATCAACTGACAACTTCGCAACTTCACTTGAGAATTGAGCGGCCGCTTCTCTCGATAATCCCATCGGAACGAGCAAGTCTTGAGTTGACGACAGAAATTTTCTACTTTCAATAACAGACAACCCATAAGCTGATTCCAACTCTTTGGCCATTGCCTCGGCCTGTTTTTCAACACCTCGGAAAACAGTTCCGAATTTAGCGTTGACCTCTTGAAATTCTGAAGCCTTTTTTATACCAATTGAGAATACTTTTGTGACACCGACAACCGCACCAGCGACGGCTAACCACCCTGCTTTAAATTTTTTAAGTCCACTCTCGGACTTCTGCATGGTTTTTTGAGTTTCTTTTATATTTTTATCTGTTCCATCAACTGCTTTGTTGAATTTTTTTAATCCAGTAATTGCCCCTTTTGAGTCCACTATTAAATCTATCTCTAATCGCTGGGTTGTTGTTGCCATTTATTTTATCCTTTTACGCTGGCTCATTCTTGATTTCCATTCCTGTTTCTTGCGTTCGCGTTCCATATATTCCTGTTTTGCAAAATCAAACTCATTTTCCCGCCTCATTAATAATTTAATTTTCAACAACGGGATATTTAATCCGGTAACCGTTGGTAACGTGGCTTCAGAACTTGCTTTAAACCAGCCTTTTTTGAGGGCGTATGTATAGAGGTCTGTGATTGAGGACTCGTATCTAATATCAGACTTCTCACTAATTCGACCTTTTTTTTTACACCATTGACATTAAATCGGTAAACATGAACGAAAATATCAATCATTTGCGGGACTTTGCAGTATTTCTCAAAATACGCCCTACTCATTCCCATAAAACCGACACTCTTTAAAAGTTTAATAAACGATCTACGGGCTTTCTTATTTGATAAACCCTGTTGTATTTGATTATACAACTTCGTCATTAAATCCTTGTCGGTGTATTCTTTGCCCTCTGTAGGCAAGGTTATATTACCGACAACGCTCTGAAAATGCTGTATAATTTCAAGAAACTTTGGTATAAAAATATCATAGTAACGTGAAATTGACAGCATATCCAAAACGACAGGTTTTTTCTTTGGTCCAATGTGAACCACCTGTTTTTCTTCATTAAGAATCTCGATGTCTTCAAAAGTTATCTCTTTCATTATTTTCCAAATTTCCAATAAGCAAGATTCTTGTTAGTGTCCGATTCGCTTTCATCGACCAATGCTTCGACTGTAAAAGGTATTTCGTTGTAATCTGTTCCACCTGTAGGAATTTCAGGAAAATCGGTCGACTTGCCCTGTAAAATTACAAACTCAATACTTTTGTCGTCACGTCTTGTACCAACGAAAGTAAATTTCTTGATTGGGGGTTCAACAACATCTGTACCATAATCCAACTTGTCAAAACTCGGGTTAGATGCATCAAGTGTACCACCACGAGCCAACTGGAAAATTGAGGCTGTCCATTCCATAGCACTCAAAGAAATACCCATACCGAAACGGATTAAATCTTTACGAACTAATGTCTGTGGAATACCCTCTAAAAATTCAGCAAATTCTGCTGTAAACTGAATAGGCTTTTCAGCACGAGTATAAAACGCTGGTAATGTTTCATCGTCAATATAAACGTCTAAATCACCCAGAAAAAATTTGTCTTTTTCTTTTGGACTAAATGACATAATTTAACTCCTCACATTTAAATTTTTTTAATTTACTTTTTGGATTGAGATTTGTTATATTAGCCGTCCATTTGAAACGGTCAAAATCATCAACCCATTTATTTAACATACTGACAATCGCCTTGCTTTCTGCTTTGGTGATTTCAGTATTATATTTGCCCTCGTAATAATGAATTTTATCAGATACATAATAATCATATCCAATAAGATAAATATTATCAAACCCGATATACTGGGCTATTTGTAACGCCGTACACCCTGAATGTCTTGACCATCCGACCTCACGGTCAAAAACAAAGTTATAATCAACCCGATCATCTTTCAACTGTGAAATCAAAACACGATCATCTGTAATAGGATAACGGTCAATCCATTTCAAAAAATATTTATCTGCGAATACCTGATAATCAATATCAATATCCACAAAACATCTATTGACAGCCATGACATTCCAATCAGACGGTATTAATGAAAATTCAAATTCATCAACAGAACACCCGCCCCCGATTATCAAACATGACCCTGTATTATGTAGTTCCGTAATCATCTTCATATGTCAAATTAATCTCAATCGTATGAACTAAATAATTACTGAACATTCGTTCCGTCGGTGTCGTTGTTGTTGCAGGCACAATATAACGTGGTAAACTACCAGACCCTAACTGCCGAGTACCGTCAAATTCATTAACTATCAATTCAACAAGATTATCAAAATCATTACTGGAATTGTCTTCATCTTTCAATGAATATAAACCGACAATTTTAAAACTGTATTCACGTCGAACGAATATGCTGCCTGTTGCCTCAATCTCTGATACTGGTAAACCCTGCCATAATATCAACCATGTATTTATACGTCCATTTGCATCTTTGAATAATTTATAAAATTCCTGCCAGTCAACTGTATTCCTGTTATATGTATGAACATTGCCTATTCCAGTGACACTCTCAAGCCGTGTTTTAATTGCCGATTTCATATTTTCTAATGTCATGACAATTTCTCCGCTACCTGTATATTAAACTGTTTGAATATCTTGTTTATTTCTGGTACAGATAATTCAAAACCTTTTTCAAAAAATTTCTGACCTTTTGTTGCTTTCTGTTTCTTCTTGCGTGCAACCAAAAATGCCACTTGTTTACTCGTAATCTTTGGATATTTTGCTCTCAATGAGGACCATAAAGCGCGTCCACCGGAACTTTTTTCAACCCATCTTTTAATTGACAGTTGACCTGTTGCCGATACAGGGGACGCTTTTCTCCCATCATTAACAGGCATTGCATATCGTTTTCCCGCAAATACTATACCAATGACGGATTGACCAGTTGATTTCACATTACTATTTATAGAACTTCTTAAATCACCTGTCGCACCGACCGGGGCTTCGGATATTACATTTGATTCTATAATTGAAACAGCCCTGTTCATTGCCCTGACCGCCTCCTGTTTTATTACAGCCATCCCATTTCGTAAGTCAAATAATTTAGTATTCGGCATTTTTACTTTCGCTTGAAACATTTTTATCCTTTTGTATTGATTATAATACTGACGCCACTAAAAACAGGATTCATTCCTGTGATCGTATATTTTAATCTTATATATTTTCCAAAATTATTACTGCGTATAACATTTTGACCAGCGGATGTAATTACAACAGAACTTTCAACATCATACCATGTATTATTATCGGGTGAACTTTGTAATTGAACCGTCATAGTAGGTGTATTTGATCCAGCAACACCGCCTACATTAATATAAGCTATTAAATATTCGTGTTCAGATTTCCCTCTCGAGATTGTATTACCACTAACCGATATTGATTGATTATTAACCAAAGTTTCGGTAACGCTTAAAATCATTGACATATTTTGCCTCCATTAAAAAATATCTCTATCGTGAAACATGAAACTCTCTCCATAATTCCAAAAAGCGTCCATGTCCTGTTCAATCACTTTTCCTGTAAACCTTTGTCTTATTTGTCTGTTGTATTCAGCCTCCAGCTTATCAGCCCGACTACTGGCCTCGTCGCCTCTCGTTCTGTATGAAACAACATCCGCATCAACGGTCGGATCATTTGTATTTAAATAATAATCAGCAATTGACCTCAAACATTTAGCGGCGGCTAAACAACAAACGGCATTTTTATCTGACTCAGGAACAGTAGTTCCAGAATCGTCAATAGTATTTCTCTTAGCAAATCTTACAGTAAACTCCTCACTGTCATTCGGAACTATATATTCACGGAATCTGCACCATATATCCCCATCGTCCATTCTTGTAACTTCGTATGCATTATCATTCAAATATTGTGGTGGTACTTGACTCAATGGGTATTCTATTTTAAATATCCACGAAAAATCATTTTCCCAGTTATTCAAACTGTCTGTTATATTAAAATATGTGTTTCCTGTACCTTCCAACTTGACCGCTTCTATATATGGTTTTCGTCTTGAATATTCTTTGACCGCATCTTTGATGTGCTCTTCATAATCAGAAGGATCACTCAAAATGCCCTTTTTATCCTGAACCTTTAATTTAACCAGTGAAACATATGAGGCCATTCCTGTTGTCGGGCTGGATGTTGACCTGATAAATGTTGATGCTGATAATATATTCTCAACACCATCAATAACAAAATACCATTTATCTGTTATGCTACGACTGGATGTATTCCAGCTGGCAGATGTAATAACCTTATATGTTCCGGTTGCAATTTTCGTTATATTTGCAGTCAATATTGTTTCAAGAATAGTCCCGCTATCAGTGTCTATAATCTCGACCTTTGTCACACTATCGGCATCAAATAAAGAACCTGTCCTGTCATATCTCAACTCAAATCTTAAATCGAGTTGTTCATTGATAATTGCTCCGTCACGTCTTACACTCATTATACACCCTCGCCATTAAAGTTATCCTGTTTTATATTATCAACTTTCGTATTCGTGTCTTCAACAGTCGATTTAATAGAATCAATTTCCGTGTCTTTTGTTCCTGCCGTTAAAGTGCGTGTCGCATAAGCCCATATATCAGCAATAATAGTGCCAAAACTTGTTAGTGTACGTGTTGAATAAGCCCAGATATCCGCAATCAATGTACCAAACGATGTCAATGTTCTTGTCGTATATGACCATATATCAGAAATCAATGTTGATAACGTTGTTATAATTGAATCGACTTTAGTTTCAATGTTTCCCGTGTCAACTAAAACATCCGAAACGTCTAATTGCAGATCATCAACGTTTGTATCTATTGTATCAATTTTTGTTTCTATATTTGTTAAATCGGAATCCAAATCATCATTTGTATTATTCCGTATTTCGAATAATCCTGAATAATCAATCGCACCGCTCACAATAACTATATATTCAAACAGACCATTTGTATCCATTTCTCCGGCAGTGAAATCTATTGTATAATGTCCGTTATCTATTTCGTTCCAGTTATTTGTATCTATAGTTTTTGTAGTCCATGATGTCGCACCGTCTTTTCTATATTTACAAATTACATCACCAAAAACTTTTCCAGTCAATCCAGTCAAAAAATCAGATGAATCGATTAATATGACTGGTAATTCTCTTGCTACATTATTTTTTAATGGCATGTTAAACCTCTGTCAAAATTATATTTGTTTGCTAAAGCTCTTTTGACTGAAACAGGGAATCCCTCATTATTTCTATTATTTAATATATCTGTAATAATACTTTCGGATATTGTGTGATATACTTTGATGTTGTCAATAACGGCATCTGCATTATTAACTGTCGTTAAATTAATATTTGAATTCCATCCTGTATTCGCATCTGCTCCTGCGGTCAATGTTGTCTCAACTATTTTAATAGCGTTCAAATATATTCTACCTGTCACACTACCATTTAGATACGTTGAATTGCGATCCCATACAAGCAATAAATGATTATTGGTACCAGCTGTTACATTGCCTGTGCTTGCGTATGCGGTATATACTGAAACATTATATACAAATAATCCTATTCCGGATGTTTTTTGAATCACAATTCCGTATTTATGTAAACCGCCCTGATAAATAGAAATTGTATCATGAGTTGCTCCATCGCTCGGAATACCGCTAACTAAATTATAATCGGGCTTCCACCAACATTCAATAGCACCATAATCTTTCAATGTGTCATTAACGCTCGCCACACCATATCCAGCAGATGCTCCAGCCGTCGGAGAATAAAAACCATTACCAAATTTACCCGAAAGAAACGAAACATCACCGGAATTAAATAGAGTATAATCATTACCTATTTCGCTGGATATAATACCGCCTGACTGACTCTCGAGTTTGCTCCAATTTTCAACATTATCAATTAAAGCCATTAATAATTAAATTCCTCATCTGTCGGGATGATTTTTTTTGTATTTGAATCAATTTTTCTTTTGATCAATTTTTTCTTTTTTAAATCGCCACCACAAATATCACAAACACCGAGTATGTTTTTATTTTTGTACACGTCTAAATCTTCGTCAGTTATTCCATACGTTATATTAACATTACCACAGTCACAAACACATTGATATATTAATTCATATCTCATTTATAATACCCAAAAGGGGCAGGCACATTATGTACCCACCCCGTTAAATTTATTTTTAGCTGATTCCAGCTACGAGTCCACCATAAAGGCCACGATAATCAGATACACAACCGCCATACTCATGACGTATTTTATATCTGATTCGATCATTTGTGAATACCTGACCTACGGTAGGAGCATCCTGTAAGAATAATTCAGGATTTTCTTTTCCATCAACAAAACCGATAACGATAGATTCGATGTCTGCTTTGTCTGCTGTCACGTACCAGTTATTCTGATCACTTCTCAAATAGAACGCAGGAACAATAAGAGGTTCAAGAGCCTGATAGTTCGGGTTAGCACTTCTATTGTTTCCATTATTTCCAGAGGTAAGAACCTGTGGAATTGATTCTGATTCAAGTAAGATTTTAGCAGTAGAACGAAGTTCATAAGGAACGACTAAATATTTAGCCCTTAAACCTAATGTTTCGTTACTGTCTGCCTGTGCCTGATTTGCTATTGCTGTGATAGCCGCATCAAGAGTAGTATAGTCCAGATTTCCAGTAGTTGTATTTGCGTGACCGCTTGAATATACAACTGTAGAATCAGGCTGATATGTTCCACCATTAATAGCACCACTACCATAATTGAGCAGTAAATCATAAGCAAAAATAGAAAGCGTTCTATTAGCCGCAAACGCCATCTCTTTCGGGAATTTTTTGATTGCTCTTAAATCATCACCTTTGATCATTTCGCGTGTTACTGCAAACAATTTACCACGTTTTGAGGCGCTGTAATTTGCCGTAACTTCGTTCGGTGAACTATATGATGTATAAGCCGCATCTTCATTTACAACTGGTAAATTTCCGAAACCACCGATTCTTATAATATCATTTTGTTTGAAGTTTTTGACATTTTCTGTATGAATGATTTTCTTCCATGATTCTTTTACTGTAAGACGGTTATATTCCTGTGACATTCTACGATGCATTGATGTTCCAAAAGTTTCAGGAAAATCAGAAGTAACTGCTTCCTGTAAACGTCCTGTAACTTCACCATCGCCGTTCATTTGAACATATGCCTCACGAATACCGGCAAAAGGTTTAACACCGTCATATTTAGATTTTTCATCGTCTGTCGGTTCGTAACCTAACATCAAATCCATTCTCAACTGATTAAATTCTGTAGCATCTCTGCCGATTTCAACTGGTCCCATGCCCTTTACCTCACCTGATTCTGTTAATTTAGCAAGAACATCTTTTTCAATTTTGATTGATTCTTTAAGTTTGTCCATGTCTACGATAGAATCAGAATACTGTTTTTCAATTTTTTCTTTCACGGCTTTTGGTAAAACTTTATCAGATTCAAGAACAGCCTTCATTTCAATCTGTGATTCCCGAATTTTAACCTTGTTGATTGCCTCATCAAGTTCAGAAACTTTTTTTTCAACAGCATTAAATTTTTCAGATTCTTTTAATCTCTTAGATTCATCCATCTTAGCGATTAAAGATTTTACGGAATCATTGATTTTGTCAGTGTCTTTAATCTGAATACTTTCAATTAATTTTTTGACATCAGATTCTTTCAGTTCTTCTTTTTCATCTTCTTCTTTAGTTTCTTCTTTAGTTTCTTCTTTTTCTTCTTCTGTTTCGTCTTCTGTTTCTTCTTCGTCAGATTCTTTCAATCCTGACATTGCCATTTTTACAAGCTCATCATCTTTAAGATCCTCAATTTTAACCCCCTCTTTGAGAGTTAATTTGTCTGCGTTTTCCCTTAGGAAACCAGCAAGAATTTTCATTAAATCCATTTTGTTTTTTCCTCGACTGTCACTTGCAGTCATTCGTAAAATTTTCCCACCTGCTGACGGGAATGTCACTATGTCAACGGAGTTTGCCGATGCAATCATTTTTACCTGAAAACATTTTCTACCTTCACATACTGCAGGCATGACCTCACCATCCGCATCAATTGAAAATCCTAATAAATCAGGATTTCCGCCTTCTACGGCGTTTTTGAAAGTCTGCTGAAAAAAAGGATCGGTCACATTAAATGTTCCTGTTAAACCCTCTTTAACACCGACTTTTTCATATTTGACGTCATCTATCCACCCGGCTATATTTTTAGAAAATCCTTCCGGGATCTGTGCAGTATCGGGTAAATGATTTAAAATTTGATTGTCGAATTGGTAAGCAAAAACGTTAGCACCCTCAAAAACGTTGACAGCCTCTTTTAATACATCTGCAGGGTAATAAAAACCATTTTTAGATAATCCAGTTTCAATTATCATGATTTTGAATTTCTTGCCGTCTTTACTACCCTCTTGCAAAAAAATCTTATCATTGAGAATCACGTTATCAGGTATTTTATTATCTGAAATATTAAAAGATTCTTTAAATTTGTGGATTTTAAAAGCCAAATCGACCACACTCCTATATTGAGTTATAGGATACTACTCTGTAGTTCGCTGGCTAATTGGAATAATCCGTTGGCTGGCTTTTCCTTGATATATAATAATACTTATTTATTTCAATGTCAAGTAGTTTTTTTATATTTTTTCAGTATGTGCATTTTTTGCACATACCTAATAAAAACCCCGCATGGATAAGCAAGAACCATACGGGGCTAAAGGAGATCTATATGGGATTAACGTCTTTCATATATGTCTTGAAATTTACCGAGATATATAAAATCTGAATTTATCATTTTTCCCATCAAATCACTTTCATAACAACGCCCAAAATACCTGTTACTTTCCATAGGCTCTAATACAAACAGGTCATACTTTTCATTACCAGCTTTTGACAAAATGCAATATTGATTATGTTCCTGTTGTAAGTACACCCCACCTACAACAAAAGGTATTTCTTTTTCTTTTTCAATATCTTCAGAAAGATTTTTAATCCGTTCTTTAATTCCATCAATATCATCTTGCAAACTGTCAATGTCTTTTTTTAATTGTTTTAAATTCATATTTTCACCTCTCCTGAAAAATCAGGGTTTAACCTATACCACCCATCGAAGGTTTTCTGTGTTGTTGATATATTATACACCCTATAAATAAAAGGTCAAGCATTATTTTTAATCTTTTTTTGTTAATATCAACCTGTCATTACTCGTAACGTCCAGCCTGTAATGAACACGTCCCTCATATTGAATCAATATTGGAAAATCTATTTTTCCCAGTTTCATTTCGCTTTCTTTGATAGCCGTTTCTGGTATGTCAATTACATCGCTTATTTTAATTTCTTTATTGTCCGAGTTCATGCTTGGCCCCCTGTTTTAATATTCTCTGTTCACACCGCCAAATTAAAAAAGGATTATCGTGTATAAAACACCTCGGTCTAAAGAACAAGAATACACGTTTCTTTTTCTTACAGTTGCATTTTCCGTTTTCTGTTGCGTATATACAGTTTACTATCATTCTATAGCTCCAAACTTATAAGATTCAGCTTCTAAACAAGGTTCTTTTTCATCTTCTTTTTTCAAATAACATCTATGCAAAGTTCCTTGACCATGAGTCATTTCAAACATTATGCCATGAGTCATTTCAAACATTATGCCATATTTATTAATATATTCAGTTGGAAAATCTGACTCAATATCGGTCTTTAAATTTTCACCCTCTATTGCAGAATAAAAGAACTTCAGATACTCGTTATTTGTTACATCACCAAATAAAAACCCTTTGTTATATTCGTCATCAAAAACATTCTCATTTTTTTTTAATTCATCAGTTAACTGTTCAAGTATATAATGAAATCGAACAGTCTTTCTAAACATCAAATTATTTTTCTGCTCTTCTTTCATCTTTTTTACACAACCATCAATAATAGAATTTATTTGCTTTTCACTTAAATTTACTATCATTTTTTAACCCTCTCTCTTGCAAAAAATCCTTGATCTATATTTAAAACTTTCATATTTTCAGACGGGACTTTATTTATATTTAAAGTTGCTATAGGTAAAAAGTAGTCTTTATGTCCCGCCTTATCAGGTGTAAAAACAACTCTGTCTTTGTATTTAGGTAGACTATTCTCGACTATAGCATTTAATTTATCATAGAATTTAGTATCATATTCAGGCCAGTTGACATTTATTACTATTTTTGAATCTATACCACTCAAAACACTATTCCCCTGAATTGATAACAACGGATATGACAATACTTCATCAACCGGAAAGTTTTCAATAAAACCCTTCAATGAAACATCATTATTGATTTTAATGTCATTCGATATTCTATCCAGTTCACAATATTCTATATGTTCTATATTACGTTTTTTCATTTCTTTGATTATATATATATGTTTTTTTACTATCCATTGACAAGGTTTTTCTTTTGTCTGTATAGCATGGATTCTTGCATCATCATGACATTCCCAGTGTAAACGCATCAACTCTGATTTTTTTAACTTCGATAAATCATAATCAATCGGCATTA